TGCGATAGGAGATTTGTTGCAACGCAACTTCTGACCTTCAAAGTCTTCAATCTTGTGTAGTTCTACGTTAGCAGGGATCATTCGAAAACCGCCAGAGTAGGTAAACGCAAGACCTTGAACATTACTGTTCTTATTAAGGCCAGCAAGGAGAGACTTACCGATATCACCTTCAAGCACTTCTTTTGCGTGATCGTGATCTTTGAAAATGAATGGCATATCTAATGCCCACATGTCTTTTGAGTGAGTCCGTCCAAGAGTAGAAGTATACATCTGGGACATTTCAATCTCGCCATCCTCCATCAGCTGAAGAAGATCGTGTTTCGTGATCTTCTCGCCAGGCTTATATTTGTCGGCATATTCTGATAGAGTTAAGATTTCCAAGTTAATAGCGCCTGGCATCTTCTCTTCCATAGTTGCTTTAAAATGTTTTGCAGCTCTAAGAAATAATTCAATAGGTTCGTGTGCAAGCACCCAACGGATGGTTTTCATGTGAGTCTCCTTTTATGTGTGACTATTTATAATACAATTTTGTCTGTATCAGAAGAAACTTTTTTCCAATCAAACCGATTCCAGAGTCTTTCATGTAGGATATATAGGATGGAATTTATTACCAGAGCCATTAAACCCACTACTAAACCTTTCATCCAATCTCCTGTGACAATCCACCCAATAATACTATTGGTAATCATCATCCAACTTCTCCAAGTAACGGCTTTTGCAATTGTTCTTGGTAATTTTTCGAACCATTTTGGTTGTGTAAAACTCATAATTATCACTTTCCTTTTAGCATTTTTTGTAGTTCAGCAGTAGAACCAACAAACAATGCGTTAGTCACATTTTTAGGTGCATTGTTAGGCACCTCTTTTAATTTATTCATTTTCTCTTGAAGATCACCTAATTTTTCGGTAACTTCTGAAACTTGTTTGATGAGATTTCCAGCTACTTCGTAAGCTCTAGGATGTTCTCCTTCTTTAGCAAGCTCGAGTATTCCATCAATTGCAGTTGATCCTTTTTCGACCAGAGCATAAAAGTTGTTTCTTTGATAAACATAATCTGCTTCGATGTCAGCAGTGGAAGTTTCATGGGGCACAACAATTTCCTTTCCCATATTAATAACTTCACCAATGGATTCTGATTCTATTTCAATCACACCTAAAGCTTCATCAATTTTGTCAGTAGACATTATTTGTCTGTTCCACTCTCTGAATCATACTCTTTAGCATCTTGGAAAAATGAACTAGATTCATTAAAACCAAAATCATCATCTGCATCAGCAGAGGCTGGATTAGGAGTAACAGTATACCTCTGTTCTCTCTTAGGAGATGCATCTGGCATATCTGTATATTGATCTGCTTGGACAGTTTTAATAACCTTACTAGAAGTAACAGGCCCATACAAATAGAATTTTGCAGTAAACGTAAGAGTATAGATTATAGTAGTTCTAGAAGTAAAATCTCCTTCATAAGTATCTTCATAATTTACAGCACTTAATACTATAGGTACATCTCTTTTTATACCCATATCTGTATTATCATTAAGTGTTACTGTATAATCTGGTTGAAAGTAAGGAAGAATCTGTTCTACAATCTGCAACGCATCATCTGATTGTTTCGCTAAAATATACAAAGTAAAATCTATATTATAAGGAACAGGCATATATTGTGTATCAAGTTGATTTGACTTTGCACCCTTTACCTTCTTAAACTGTTGGACTCGATTTAACTTACGTTGAGGATCATATGCAATACCAGCAATTTCAAAACCTATACGTGGAAGAGTTACTGCTACTTGTTTAGTTAGGTCTGCATCTTCACGCAAACGTGCAAGGAACTTTTGCCTGGGGCCATATGCTAAAGGCACTTTCATTGATTGTGTTATTGTTCCACTATTATCCTTACGAACTAAGTGAATATCGTTAAACATACTTCCAAAAGCAACAACCACTTTTCGAATTGTTTCATGATAAAATTGTTGTCCTAACATTATGAGCTCCCAGCGTCACCGAATGGATTTCTCTCAGAAAAGTCTAAGATTGAATCGTCCAATTCGTCAAATAATTCATTTTGAGCAGACTTGTCAACACTACTAGTGTTAGCACCTCCACTTCCTATTATATAGTCTTCTGCAATTAACCAACCTCCATGACCAGTATCAGCATTATGTTCCATAAGAATACTTTCACCTACAGAACTAGAATCATCCTCACCGACAATATTATCACTGTCAGTTTCATCTATAACCAAACCATTATCAGAAAATAATTCTAATCTAAATGGTTCGTTTTGAGCAGCAGTTTGTTCAAGTGTAAACTGATAAGTGAGGGTGTCAGTAGACAACGCATCTTCGATGGCATCAATTGCATCAATACCTGTATCCAATGCTTCTGAGCTGTATTCGAATAAACGACAGCGCATTTTATATACTGGATTATTATCTAACTGATTAAATGGATCATCATGATCGACAAAATTAATTTGAAATAATTTCTTTAGTGTTGGATGATAAATTGCATCGCCTTCTAATGGACGATCTGAATCAGTTGCATCTGTTTCTGATATAATGTAATATGTACTACCTTCAAATTTATTTGCAGCAATAGTACCAGATTCTAATAAGACAGAACCAGAAGAAGTAGAATCTGTTCCTGACTCTATCTGAATTTGCATTGCCTTATCTTGAAATCTTGTTTTACTTACAACAAATGTTGCTTCACTTAAATTTTGCAAACCAAACTGAGACATGATCTCTCGTTCACCAGCATAACCACCACCAGAATCTTCCATATACATTTCAATAGGAACTTGTGTCTCAAATTTCGAAAGAGCATCAGTACCAAATACATTATCTTCTGCTACTAAAGTCCTATCAAGATAATAGACATCGTGGCCATGTATCTGTATCGCTTCTGAAACTAAGTTTGCATAAAGTGCTTGTTCAGCTGAAGTACCTTGTAGATTACTGGTATGAAAATGTTTATTAACAGCCATGTTCTATCCTTCATTTTTTGGAACTTGTCTTCCAATACCTAAAATTGCATGGTATCGATCTTCTTTTGAGTTGTTCCATACGCAATGTTCATTCCATACTCTTATCTTCATAACATCACCAGAATTATATGGCACTTTACCACCTGGCTTTATACCAAACAAACAACCTTCGGGATGATTGATTGACATATTATATAAATATGGGGATGGTACTCCAGGCCACCACTTATGTATATGTGGTGATATCATTCCACCAGCATCAAGTTTTCTAATCTCTGGTTTGTCCCAACCATACTTATCTTTATGTGTATCAAAAAACTCCATGAATGTAGGAAATGTTTTGTGTGTTGGAAATGCTATCGATTTTGTTTTAGTCCTAGCTGTCCCCAAACTATTTTCAGGTCTGAAGAGTAGATGTGTATCGTAGTTTATATACGATGAAACTCCACGAATAGAATATTGATCCCATGCGTTGTACCGTTTACATTCATCTAAAATTTCTAAGTGTTGTTCACAATTTAAAACTAGTTTCCAACAATCATTAATATCATGCCAATAATCTTCTGTTATTTTATCTATTTTTTTATTGAGATGATACGACATACCTTATCCTACACCAAACATCATTGGAGGTTCATTAAGGTTTATTGTCTCTTCCATTTTTTGCTGTTCATCTATGGCTTGTGAGTAGATTTGTTCACCATTCATAGTAACACCACCTAACATAGCAACCCCACTAAACTTAGATAAGTTTGCGCCCCACTGTTTTTTAATGAGAGCTGTTGCATATCTTTTAAGAAGAAGATCGTCAAACAAGTTTGTATATGTTGCAGGGTCTAATTTACGAAAACATTCAATAACAATGTAGTCCTGTCCACCAATAAAATCATTAGACCAATCTGCATCAAGATACAAACGTCCTTGATTGTGATTAAATCTTATGGGGGCCTCTCCAACGAGAATATGTTGTAGAAAATCTAAATTATTCATCATCATCTCATATTGAACAACAGATGTAGAACTTAAATCATATAAATCATTTAAATGTAATTGATAACGAGCATCAAACATATTTGCACCA